ACCCGAACCTCTATAGGCAAGATCTTCGGAATAAGGCCTGAAATTTGTACCCGCTTGTTCCAACATCAATCCTAAGAACTCACCAGTCTCAGGGTCATAGTTAAACCTAGGCTCATCAACAGCCGCAGTCTGAATAATTCCAGCACTGTCCACATAAGTAGCTTCTGAAGCTCTACTAAACGTACTAGCTGCTGGTAACTCTGGCCTACCGTTGATGACGTTATAGATAGTCTGTGGTCTGGCTTTGGGATATAAATTTTTAATTGTCATGATAAAGTCAGAGTAGTAGTTTTAACAGCAGAACCATCAGGTGGTTGATAAGAAATAGTCAGAGTTGTACCTGACACAGAAAATGTAAGTTCATTACTTAGTGGAGCACTTTGTGTAGAACTAACAGCAGGAGCTGAATCGCTAAATGCCAACTTGCCTAACAGTCCTGCAACAGGTACTTCGTCAGGGTCATAACCAAGATCACGTTGAGTGACTACAGGCCACTTACGGTCATCATCTGTTGTGTGTTCTAGGACTGGTTCAAGGATTGCTGCCGGTCCAATACGGTTACCGTCAGCATCAACATCGTCAGTACCTAATACAATGTCTCCAGTACCACTAGGTTGTAACTGAATATCAGTATTAGCACCAGATGTAGACGGGTCTTGAATAATCTTGAAACCACGTAAATCTAGGTCTTCTCTAAGGATGAATCTAGATTGAACTGCTTCAGGCAGGATAAAGATCGTACCTGTCTTTTGGTTTACTGTGAATGTCTCACCTACCTTGAAGTTACCGTTCTCATCCGTACTAGACAGCCAAACACGACCACCATTGATATAAGACAAACGTGAACCAGGATCACCTTCACCACCAATTTCAATGGCTTGGTTAGCAGGCTCTGGGATACCTCCAAAATCAGGGTGAGCACGGTAGTCCGTTCCACTTCCCACGAATTCCATGGTATGTCCACCAGTACTAATATACGACTGAAGGTAGAACTTACAGGTATTACCCTGCAAGGCATCAGTTTTTAATCCACCATTCTCGAAAGCATCAGGGTCAGCAACCGTATCTGCTAACGGTGAGAAGATATTAATTTCATAACCATCAACAGTCTCCTTAGAACCAAGGATTGGATACAACACACCATTGATCTCAACCACCATGTGGTCAAGAGGAGTCATTTGACGTGGTGGTTCCCACTGTGTTCCTTTAGTGAAGCTGATTAGTTCAATGAATTGAGAACCAGCAAGTACATCGTCTTTAAGAGCAGCACTGAAGATAGGTACTGCAGACTTACCATCAGCAATCAGTCCGTATTGACCAAAGTCAGTTGTACAGTTGCTGAGGTTTAGTTGTCCACCATTTAGAGACTTAGCGTGATACCAACAGAAAGTACCAAAGAAGCTGACTAATTGAGCATAACCGTTATTAGTACAGGTTACACCAGGCCCTCCAAGTGAAATCTGCGTGAAACTATCTACAACAAAGCTACGTAGAGGAGATGAGACATTGACTCGTTCACCATCAACCAGAATGCCGCCACCTGCTGGTCCTGACGTTGTATCACCACCTTCACCCGCTAAGAAGTTAGGGTCAAAGTTAGCGTTATCAGTTTGAAGATCAGAGAAGTGTGTACAGTTCTGGATGTACGGAGACTTGGTGATGAATGAGCCTTGCCTGTGAGACGCTACCCAGCCTTGTTGTGGTGGTAGACCATAAGTAGGGTCAGGGTCAACTCCACCGTTTCCACGAGCACCTAGGCTCTTCAGGCCAGCAAACGTAAACCCTGTGAGATAAGAACCACTGTCCATCTCAAACATGGTCTTCAGTTCACCTGGATAAATATCCACACCTTGTTGTTGTCCAGCTACACCTTCACCAGTGATGTCAGGGTGAACATAAGTATTACGCAAAGAACTACCAATGATTGACAAGTTCTTGGCTTGAATCTGAATTGGAAACTTCTCAGCATAGACACCAGGAGCACAGCGGATTGTATAGCCATCTCCTAGACGTGCATCCTTAGGTGTTACTACACCACCAGAAACATAAGTATGAACCTTATCGTTTGGTCCAGCATATACTCTGAAAGTTGTAGGACCAGTTACTGATGAAATACGAAACTGTTTAGATACAACAGGGAACTGAGCAGTTCCATCAGTACAACTCCACAACATTGGAGCAAGAGTGACCGTTGTACCACTAAGTAGATTATGATTAGCAGTAGTAGTTATGGTTACAAAACCACCTACGTTGTCATAAATAGCTGTAGAAACTGACGATACCGTGCCAGGTGTACCTGTATTAGCAACTTCTACCGCACGTTTAATCGTACGGAATGCTTCGTCAGGTCTACGTCCAGGGTTATTGTCATCACCTTGTGGGTCAACATACAGAATGCTTTGAGGAGTGAACGGATTAGGTACTACCTCACCAGCTGTAATTGTCTGCCAGGTACTGCCATCATAAATTGAGAAAGCTTGAAACTCTTTACCTAAGTTAGTTGTGTAACGTTGATACCATAACTTACCACGTTCATACCTTTGATCAGGGTCCGGTGGTGCCTCTTGATATAGATTTTCAAAGTATCTCTTAGTAGCTCCACTGGTAGGAAGACTTGTGTCATCCCATACCGTGGCACTGTCCATATCAGCCGCTGTGATTAGCGGTTCAATCTGGTCCACATTAATTGTAACTTCTGCCAGTAGTCTCCGTACTTGTGCAGGTAGATCCTGAATAGCAAGTAAGATTTGGGTAAAGTCATTATTCAGATCCTGAGCACGAATAGACGTACCAGGATAGAAATAAGCCACCATCTGACAAATGTCAGTCTCTCTACCAATGATTACATTGCTAAAGTTACTAGGTCTATTGGTAGGAGGTAAACCAGGAGCAACACAAAAGGTTATCTCAACCGGTGTGGAGTTCTCAAAATAGTATTCAGTTGGTTGTCCAGTGCAAGCATTAGAATCAACTAATGTACACTTGTCATATGTGTTTGTAATATCATTCCAAAGAAACACTGCAATGTCAGCAGGTTTGATGTATTGAAATGAAAATGAATATTTAGTTGTTGATCCATCACCCTGATATAACTCAGGGGGTTGAGCGCATGTGTTGTTTGCCATTTACTTATGCATAGTTTGTAAGTTCTCTATGGCCTCTTGACGGCCTGAACGATTACCAGTTTTGGTGTTGTAGTTAAGGCGGTCAATACCACGCTTCTCTTCAATCAGATCTTGTACACGTGGATCCTGAGCAATGTCTGCCCAAGCCTTCTTACGTGCTCTATCGAATGCACGTTTGATAAGTCTGTTATGTAGGTAATCCATAGGTTCACCCATGGCAGAAGGACCACCTTTGTCACGGTCAGCGTTCATCTGTTTCATTGACAGCTGTACATCTTCACGTGCAGCAAGCCTATTCAGTGACCTATCTAACCCTTGATTACCCATAGACTTCTGGAACATTGAACGCAACTCAGCGTTATCCCTAAGACTGATAGGTGGTTTAGAAGGTGCAGACATGACAGACATACGCATGTCATACTGACTATCAAATAACATCTTCCTGCCAGGTGTCTCATCCAAATTAAATTGGATAGGACTTACCATGTTAAACATCTTGGAAGGTAGATCCCAATCTTTGATTGGCTTACCACTGAGCATGTCGTACTTAATGGGAAGTGCATCACCAGCAAGTAGTTCAGAAGCTTGGTTACGGTTACGGATTTGATCAGTAATACTAGAACTTAGTTCACGCATACCAGGACTCAATACCTTACCGATTTCATTCCTTAGTGAAGACAAAGGAACGGTGTTGTTAGCTAGGCCACCAACGATCCTTCCAAAGGCTTTAGGGTCACCAGCAAAGAGATCCACAAACTGTTGTAGACCAGCCATGTATGACTTACTTGTTACACCGCCAGCAACGATTAGAGCTACCTTTTGGAATTGATCCTTAGTCCACTCTTCACCCATCAACTGACTGTGATCAGAGATATCAGCAATAGTGGTGAGCATTACATTGAATGGTTCAAATGCTTCGTAGTTCACCCATAGGTCACCAATTTTAATGGTGTTAGGTTTCCAACCTGCATCTTTCCATACCTCACGCATACGACGGTCAGTAGGACCATTACCACGTAGGTTTCCACTCATTGCAGCCATAGCAGCCATAGAGACCACTCCGTAGCCGATTGCTACACGACCTTTAATAAGAGCCTTTGCGTTAGCTAGTTGATCAGGATTAGTGATTCCATACTTAGCAACTGACTCTAGGTTCTCTGTAGTAGCTTCTCTGATTGCTACGTTCTCTTTAATAATACGATTAACAAGAGGTGTGTGCTTACCCATCAATTCCAATCCATTCACACTGGTACGTGCAAACAGGAAGAAAGGTTTCGCCCACGGTGTCCGTTGAAAGACATCATCTAGACCAGCAGCAAAGCCATCTAATTGCTTAGTGAGGGTAACCTCTTGCGTTGCGTATTTAACAGCTGGGTCGATAATATCTCCATTAGCATCAATAATTTCAGCTTGGAATCTAGCCTCATACTCCTTCATTAATTGTGGTGTAATGTCTGTACCATTCCTCATTGCCTCTTGCATTGCAAGCTGCCTTGCTTGGCCACGAGCCATTATCTGCTTGAAAGTTTCGTCAGTAGCTTGCATCAACCTTGTTGAATACGTAAGCAACTTATTGCTATTCATATTCCTAGCGATATTAGCTGCCTGCCAAGCTGCCTTTTCACCAGCAGTAGCAGCATCAGAATCGTAGTATCTTCCCATCAATTCCCATTCAACAGCATCTTTAGACTTAGGTCCTTCGACGTATCTGTTGTAGTTAGAGTTGATGTTACCAGCGAAAGAACTGTTGATCTTAGATTTTAAAATACCGAATGCTTCAGGTATCATTTGTACCATTGCATTCAAGTTAGCCAACGAAGCACGTGCTACTTGTCCATTGCCACCTAGAGCGGCTCCTAAGGCTGTTGAAAGGGGCCTAAGGAAGGTTGCACTACTTGTACCCATGATCGCCCTTACAGGCGTTTTAGGGCCACTTAGAACGCTATGTACCATCACCTTGCCGAGTTCATCAACAAGCTTCCCGGTCTCCTTAGCTTTACCTTCTAGTTGTCCACCTTCGAGTTTACGCTTGGCCCATTTTTCTAGGTCTTCAAAGTTACGTAGTTCATTAGATTGAGATACATACTCAAACAATGACTTCATCATTGTGTCATCAGTATCCTTGTTAGCAAGCTTCAGTACAGCAAAGATAGCTTCCTTTGATTCTTGCTTAAGTTCCTTCAGGATCTCTTGTCCTTCTCTTTTCAGTGACTTACTAGGCTTACGTTGTACGCCAGCAGCAAGTTCTTTACCACTAGCAGACCAGTCATATCTAGCCTTCTTGGTTTCAGTCAGCAAAGTAACCATCTTATCGACAAGTTGCTCTGCAGGACCATCCTTAGCGCCTAGGTCAGCGATATTGCCTAGTTCACGTCCAACGATTCCAAGGTCACGTGCTTCACGTACTAGTGAACCGACAACAAGATCAGTTGCAGCAACCTTAGAAGGACTCATTAAGGTGACACCTTCTTTGGTGTAGGAGCCTTTCATCAAGACATCCAAGAACTCCTCAGTAGGTACATCAGCTGCATTCCTACCTTGAACAATCTCTTGGTACATCTCTACAGACTCACCCCAAATCTCTTTAGGTGTAGCTCTACCAGCTTTGATCTCTTTCATCCCAGCTTCAAAC